CTACAGGACGAATATATGCTTATGCCGAAGAAACAAGCCGATGAGGTAATGGCTGCCGCATTTAAGGATAGATACGATTTTATGATTATAGACACAAGTTTAAGGAAATCTGCTGATTTTCTCTTTTATAGAAACTTTAATCAATTAATTATTGATAAAGAAGACAAAATTGAAAACAAAGAATAATATTTTTGTTGATATATTATATAATGGCTGGAAAAGATATTTTCTCACAAGCACGCAAGGCGATTGATATGGGTGGACGGTCGGGTCACAAGGCTAAACGTGCCGCTCGTCAGGCTATGAGGGCGAAACGTAAGTACAAGAAAGGCGATGTTTCGGGCGGCGACGCTATGGCGAAAAAGGCTTTTAAATCGGCGAAAGGTGCTAAAACTGCTGGAAGAAAGGCTGCCGGTGCGGGAATGAGAGTCGGTAAAGTCGTTGGAAAGGCTGCGATGGCGGCGAAGACTGGAAATTTGGCGGCTGCGGGTGCTGCTTTTATCGAATAAATAATATTGATTTATATATATGGAACTTAACACACTTGAACCACAATTAATTAATAAAATCATAATGATGTCACGTCCCACTTATCGTTATTTAAAAGAAATTGAATTTTTGTCAGTCTGGTATGACGACGAAACCGCATTTGCGAACGAAAATAAAATAAGATGGATGTTTGATGCTATAAAATTGAGAAAAGAAACACAAGATATAGCGGGTAATTTTCCATTAAAAACCCGACATTCTTTTTGGAATTAAAATTGATTTAAATAAAATATTATATTGTATATATATAAGAATGGAACAACTACCAATTGAAGAAGTTAATGAGCTTAAAGAAGTTAAAATCGTATATAGTTCATACACAGAAGCACAAGCAAGAGCGAGTAAAAAATGGGTTAATAAAAATAAAAAAAAGGTGAGAGAATACCAGTTAAAATATTCTCGCACTTATTATGAAGAAAATAAAGAGAAAATTAGAGTTCGTAATTTAGAGAGATATTATGAGAAAAAGGAAAGATTAGCAAAAACAAAAGAAATAGAGCATGCTTAATAAAATATATAGGTTTCTTTAGGAAAATATATATTTTATAAAACAATTTAAAGAATTTTTTTATATTGTATAATATATATATAGTTTATAAAATGGAATTAATAAATGAGAGATTAAATTATGAGTTTGATGATTATTATTATAGAATTTATATTCAGTTTGAGAATAAAAAATCAGACTGCGAAAGATTAAAAAACTATTTGAATTCTCTAATAATTGATAATAAAACTATTACGATGACTGGTAATGGCGTATTGACTGCACTTTTACCACCTATAACATATAAAAATGATACTTTACCTCCTAACAAATTACATAACAAAATTGTGAATTACTTGAATAAGGCAATGAATAGAACATCAAAATGTTATAAATTGATAATCAAAACAAATGACGATTATTTATATGAATGTAGAAAGTTTGAATATTGGTTGTCGATGTCTATTTATCTCATAGAATTAAGGGGGAAGAAATGGGATTTTAGTTTTTGTTTAATTGACCCCAGCGATCACGATTTTGTAAATAGAATATACAATATACGATATGTTGAGGAGTTCAGAACATATACAAATGATAAGATACAAGACGATATAATAACCAAAAAATTGAGAATAAAACATGCTTCAAAAATAAAAGTCATTCAAGAAGAAATAGACAAAAACCTATTTATAAAAAAGATTAAATCTCATTTTAATTTTACACATAATAACGCTGATTATTTATCAAAAAAGGTTGTTTGTGATTTATTGGATTTAGATTATAAAAGTAAAACAGACATTAAACGATTAAATGTTATACTTACTGATTATGGGGTTGCATACAAAGACCAGAAAATGGTTAATAAAATAAGGGGTGTTTTTTTATGTATTTCTTTAAAATGATAGATTACAGATTACAGTTTGGATATGTGAATTGTGAATGATAATTATAATAATATTTGGAAAGTATAAAAAATAAAAGTATAATTATTGAAACAAGGATAAATAATGATTGGTTGTATTCTTTACAAAATATTACAAATAAATACATTTGTAATGTTTTTCTACTTTTTCTAATACTTCTAATAATATCAGATTACAGATTACAGTTTGGATATGTGAATTGTGAATAGTAATTATAATAATATTTGGAAAGTATAAAAAATAAAAGTATAATTATTGAAACAAGGATAAATACTGATTGGTTGTATTCTTTATATTTCACATTTCACATTTTACTTTTAAAATTGATTTAAAATAATATTTACATATTACAATATATAATGGCTGATTATCAAAAAGCAATTATATACACTATTAAAACTGGTAATAGTGTATATGTTGGATCAACAATTAATTTTGCTGATAGGATAAAAAATCATAGATGTTGCATAAATAATGAAACACGCATAAATAATAATGGTAAATTATACAGAGTTATTCGAGAGAATAATAAAGAATGGAAAATGGAAAAATACAAAGAATATCCTTGCGACAATAAAATACAATTGGGAATTGAAGAAGAAAAAATTAGACAATTGTTAAAAGCTGATTTAAATAGTCAAATATGTGAAACTGGATTGACTAAAAAAGAGTATGATAAACAACGATATGTTAAAAAACCACAACCTTTTTATAAAAATAAAGAAAGAAAACAATTATGTAAAGAGGTGTTTTTATGGAAGTTTAATAAACATTTCAGATTTACAAAAAATAACACTGAATATATATCTAAAAAGGTTGTTTGTGACATGCTTGATTTAGATTATAAAAGTAAGAAAGATATAAGAGATTTGAATAATATACTTACTGATTATGGGGTTAGTTATGATAGAAAGAAAATGATAAAAAGAGAAAAAGGGGCATTTTTAGGATTTTGTTTAAAATAGAATAAATAATGATTGGTTGTATCATTTTGTCTTTTTTCTTAAATATATTTCTTTAAAATATCAGATTACAGATTACAGTTTGGATATGTGAATTGTGAATAGTAATTATAATAATATTTGGAAAGTATAAAAAATAAAACAAGAAATATACAAACAAGGATAAATAAACATTAATTCTATCAATAATCTTCATTATCGTTTTCTAATGTATATGTATGTATTTCATTTGAGTTGCAGTGATCACTTCCCCAAGGATCATAAGGATTATTCGAACCGGGTATTTCTTCATACTTTTTGTCTTTTATTTCAAAATAAGAGTCATCAAATATTTCAATATATCCATCTTCGGTCTTTATAATCTTGTATGGCGTAGCCTCTCGTTTTTCTACGAGGCAACAATACGGGCAGTAGCATGCTAATTTCGCATTTTGTACATAATTCTCGTTATACTCAATCGCGATTCTTGTCCCAGTACATTTTGTATAATTCATAGTATTTTGTTATATATATACAATATAATAAAATATTAATTCAATTTTAATCTAATTATTTATTTCTCTCTAATGCTACTTTATAGATTTCTTCATCTTTCTCAATACCTATAAATTGACGATTTAGATTTTTACATGCTATACCAGTCCCACCACTTCCCATTGTAGGATCTAAAACAACATCTCCCTCTCGTGTATAATATTTAATCAACCATTCCATAAGTGGTACTGGCTTCTGTGTGGCGTGTTTTCCTTTTTCGCTTTTAATTTCTAATATGGTGTTTGGTAAGGGGGGGGAATATCTACTTTCTCCATTTTTTCTTTTTTCACAATTAGGAATATCTATATTCCCATATAAAGTATTATGGTTTGTTTCTATAACAACATTTTCTTCTTTTATGACGCTGTTTGGTAAGGGGGGGTCGTATTTTCCTATTGGACTTTCAACACTATTTCCATATAAATGTTCCCCCGCTTTTACTGGTTTTCTCGTTTTTATAACAACATTTTCTTCTTTTATGACGCTGTTTGGTAAGGGGGGTTCATATTCACTTTTTTTATACAATATTTTATGTTGTCTAATAGATTTATTCTGTATGTCCTTTCCCCCATTCCCATATAAATCACTTTCCATATATTTTACTTTATCTTGTTTCAAAAACTTATGAGTGTGATGAAGTGCGATATTTTCAGTATAAACTTTTGGTAATTTCCTATAAAAAATATACACCATTTCGTGCTTTTTCATAGGCATCTTTTTCGCATTTAAGAAACCACATGCTGCTGATTTAACCCATATTAGATCATACCTAAAACATTTAGGATTACTGTTAATAAGAGTATTTCCAAACTTGACGCTACAAGTAAACGCCATTGTCGCCTCTTGTTTGCACACCCTATTCACTTGTTTCCAAAATAAATCTAAATCAATAAGACAATCCCATTTACAAGATGTTTGACCATAAGGCAAATCCGCAAATAAAAAATCAATCGAATTGTCACTCATATCCTTCATTTCATCTAAACAATCTCCATTAATTAATTTCATATATAAAAGACTAATATATTTTATTTTAATTTCACGCCTTATCAATTAAATCATTATCGTGTCCAGCACCAACCTTATATGATTTTCCTTCTCGTTTCAGTAAGACATTTAAAATAAACTTATTGCTTCTGGCTCTCCCCCATTGTTCGTCGCTTGATACGCCCGGTCTAACAGATTTTTTATTGGAAAAATAAGCACCCCTTCCGCGCGAGTATGCGTCCTGAATTAATCCCTTTTTGATTTTAAAATACTTTGATAAAGTGCTAAATTTATTATCGGTTAATTTATCACCAAATCGTTTTTCTAATTCTATCGTATATTTGCTACGACGAACCATTATATATTATGGATATATAATTTATAATGGTTGCCTTTTATAATCACATTTTTATAAGCATGTCAATAGGGATATAATAATATTGGCTTAATTCTGGGCGTCCACGATCAAACCGTCCACCTTGTTTTAATTCAAACTTTTCAATTTTCTCTTTGTCTATTTCTATATAATATAATCCATCTGTAAAACTAAAACAACCAACAGCAACCTTACCACTTTCAAGCATGTGGTCTATTTTGTTTTTTCCAATCATCGTTGTTGGGTATGCACTATATTTATTGCGGCGGGTTTTGAGTTCGATAATAACATCATCATTATAATAATCTATTTTGTTCCAGCGGGTAGTCTTTACCATACTGTCGCCATATTTCATTTTAATTTTATCATACACTAAATCCTCGTTTCCTAAACCAAGTTTTAAATCTTGTTGATAAATAATATCGTTCATATATATATATCAATATAAAAAATGGATGAAATAGACTACGAATTATTTTTTTTAGATATGTAATACATAATGAAGGATACATACTATCTATTTCGTAGCAACAGACCCGACAAAAAATATACAATGGTAATGCCCCAATTTAAACATCTTCATCAATTTGGTGGAATTAAACCCGACGGCACACCATACAGAGATTACACCTTATTAAACGATAAATCCTCAATCCATTATGAGTCTGATTCTAAAATAAAAGACAAAATTAAAGCAAATTATTTAAACCGTCATAAAAATGATCCAAAGGGGGTTCATAATCCTTCAAGCATGTCCGATATTATTTTGTGGAATAAAAAAACCTTACGAGGAGGGATAAGGGATTATGAAAAAAAGTTTAATGTAAATGTTATTTTTAAGGATGTAAAATTGACAGATGCTATTAAGAAAAAACTTCTCATATAATACAGAATGTCCGAACCAATCCTATCAGATGAAAACAACCGCCATACTTTCTTTCCTATAAAACATCCAGACTTATACGCTCTGTATAAAAAACAATTAGGTTGTTTTTGGACAACGGATGAAATAGATATGAGCAAAGATAGAAATGTTTTTGAAACACTCACCAAAGATGAACAACATTTTATCAAGTCTATTTTAGCATTTTTCGCGGCATCTGATGGGATTGTTATGGAAAATATAGTCGGTCGTTTTTTAGAAGAAGTCAAATTATCGGAAGCCCGAGCATGCTACAGTATACAAACCTTTATTGAACAGATACATTCAGAAACCTATTCATTACTTATAGATACAATCGTCAAGGAAAATGAAGAAAAAGACAAGTTGTTTGATGCTGTGAAAAATTTCCCAGCAATTAAAAAGAAAGCAGATTGGGCGACAAAATGGATTGGTGACCGTAAAAGGTCTTATGGTTCTCGTCTTGTTGCTTTTGCTTGTGTGGAAGGTATACAATTTTCTGGGGCGTTCTGTGCTATTTATTGGTTAAAAAAACGGGGTGTTGGAATGGACGGTTTGACATTTAGTAATGAATTAATAAGCCGAGATGAAGCGCTGCATGTAGAAACCGCAATATGTTTATATAACAAATTAGAGAAAAAACCATCTGTTTCAAAAATAACCGAAATCATAAAAGAGGCGGTTGAGATAGAAAAGCATTTTATTTGTGAAGCATTACCTTGTCGATTGTTAGGTATGAATGACAAATTGATGAGTGACTATATTGAGTTTGTAGCAGACCGTTTATGCTCTCAATTACAAATAAAAAAAATATACAATACAAATAATCCTTTTGAGTGGATGGAGGCAATATCACTTGAAGGCAAAACTAATTTTTTTGAGAAGCGAGTGGCTGAATATGCGTTAGCTGAAAAGACCAAAACAAATAAAGATTTTGATTTCAATAGTATTGATTTTTAAAAAACGAAAGGTTAAATAATTAAATATCGTAATATTGTATATAATGAGCGATACAATTGACGGAGCGTATGGTTATAATGAAGATGCTGAGTTTGAAGATGTGAGCGATCCTTCGTATTATGAGGAAGATAGTGAATCAGATCAAGTTTATTTAGAGAGTGTTTTACCACAAGCTTATGATCCAACTCTCGAACCATTTAACACAACCGGATTAAATCCGAAAGCATATCCAGAACAAACAAAAGAAGGATTCCACCCAGTCCCATTAAATCCTTACGCATTTACTTACAATAACACTGATTTATTTTTTCAACCAGAAAATAACATAAAATTTTAATATATCATAATATCATATAATGAGCCACCATTTAAATGATACTGATAAGGCTTCTCAATCCATATTTATCCATTCAAACGACGCTGTTGTAAGTATAAGCGATGCTGAAAAAATATTTTATTTTAAAGAAAGTATAACAGCTCCCGCTGGTTATAGAATACTAATCGGATTGACAAATCTCACGCTTCCGAACAGCATGTATAATGTTACAACTGAAACCAATAGTATAACAATAGACGATATTATTTATTCAATTCCAACTGGCAATTATACATCAAAAGATTTAACAATTAGATTAAATGCGGCATTAAGCACTTCATCTGCAAACGTCACAGTAATATTTGATGATGACAATAACACATTTTCATTTACACTTGGTAACGGGGGCACTATTAACTCGTCAACTATGGAGCGACAACTTGGGTTGAGAGGACAGTTACCACAAAATATAGTTGCTGGTACATATATTGCAACAAATGTCTGTGATTTAGGAGGTTCGACAAATATTTATATTCGATTAAGAAATCTCACAATGAATAATTTAGATAGTAGAGGGGCAACCTCAAATATTGTTGCCAGTATAGTAAATAATACAAATTATGGAGGCTATATATTTTATGTACCACCAGAGGTTTTATATTATACAATATCAGAAAATAACATATCTCATTTAGATATAGAATTAACAGATCAAGAAGGAAAAATATTACAACTGAACGGAGTAGATTATAATATGACATTTACAATTCATTATATTAAGCAACGTGAATCAATTGTCAAAGAAAGCATGTTGCAACGAATCAAAAGTTTAAGTGAACCAAAATTAGAGAATAGTCAAAAAAATAATGTAAGTTAATTATATAAATGAGGTTCGGTCTTAAAAACAAAAAATTGGTTAGGTTTGGTTCAAAAATGATGAAGTCTGGAGTATTTGGTCGTAAGGTTGGTGGTAAACTCGCCCATATGATGGGAACTGCGATGAACCATCCGCATCTTATGACTTCTGCGGTTGCCAAAATGAAAGAACGGGGGCAGGGTTTAGAGAAAATGTAAGTTTAGTAAAAATTAAAATATATAAATAATGTATATAAAAATGACAAGTTCTGCAATTTGTGATTACGTTACGTTATTTATCGAGGATGGTAATATCACAGCTGAGGAAGGTATTGGCAGATGGTATGTTCCGAGTAGTTCATATTATCATCAAAATCGGGGAAATTTAGCATTAATGAGCATTGTTGATTGTGGATATACTCACGGCGATATAAACCACGATGTTTTAATTGGTACTACCAAGGGTTATAACGGTAGCATAGCTCAAGTGAACTCAAGCGATATAATAGTTCGTAATGATATTTCTATAATTGCTTCTATTAAAAGAGTTGCGCATGCTTTGTCGGGTGGTGGGGCGGGGAATGATGCCGATATCATTACTGTTTTTAACAATGTAGAACCTATTAAGGTACTTACAGCCGCCCGTCCTTCACAAATAGAATTAGTCTTTATTAAGGATTCTAAAAGATATCATACTTTAACAACTGCTGGATTTATAGTTGTAAAGTTTGAATATCTCTCTCCCGAAGAAGAACAAAAAATAAATCAAGAGGTTAGTTACACTGAGGCATTTCCAACAAAAGGATTTTAAATAACATAATAAATAATAAATAATAAAAATAAAAATACAAAAATTTTTTATCTTTATTAAGTATATAATGGCTGCCACAACGCAAAAACTCAATTATGCTTCTGCCCCCCCGAGGGCGACCTCTTCTCGTGCTCTGAGAAACGAGGTTATACCTTCGAATGGTAATTCATTCACTTTAAACAATACGATTATTTTTGATTTACCAGCAAATCTTAATAACACCTTCTGGGATGTTCAGAGTTCTTATATTTCTCTTGATATCATCAACAATAACCTTACCGCGGCCAATTCCGCCAACTTTGAGGGCGGTGGTTTCCCATCGTGCATAAAACGTATCGCAATTGAGATCGGTGGTGGTCAGACTTTAATGAGTTGTGATAATTGGAATGCCCTTTATCAGGCTATGTTTGACCTCGACACCGCCGGCCAGTTCCGCAGTAACGCTGGCAAGGTTCTTTTTGGTTCGGCAGATGCCGTAAAAGGTGGCGCTCTTGCTACTAATACAGTCGCACAGGGCGGCGGAACTAAAGTCAAGGTTTGCTTCCCTCTGGTCTTAACTCCCCTAATGAACTCAAAATATTGGCCTCTTATGTCGCGCGAGCGTATTCGTATTCGTATTGAGCTTGATACTGCTGTAAGATCTCTCATTGGTGGAGCGGCTGTTGTGGCGGATTCGGACATTGTTATTGATAATGTTAAACTTGTTCAATATAATTTGGAACTTGGTTCGTCCGTAATGGCTCAGGTGGCGGAATCGTCGGGCGGCACTTTCAAAATCGCATGCCCTAATTACCAGAGCCACCAAGCTACTCTTGCGGCGGGAGCAAGCAGCCTTTCTGCTACTCTTGGTTTCAGTATGAGTTCGTTGAATCGTGTTATTGTATGTCAGCAGCTTCAAACCGCCGTTTTTAGTGCGTCTGTTATTGGCAATCGCTCGCAAGCTGACCTTGAACGCTTCAGTTTGAGCGTGGGAGGTGTGAAATATCCACAAATTGACTTGAAGGATGACGGCGGCGGCGCGGAAATACTTGCCGAAGCCCTCGTTTCACAGAACTCTCTTACAAGCTGGGGTCATCAATCTTCTATTGATATTGGCGGCGGCTTCGCTTTTAACGAACCGACCGGTGCAGGTGGTGCTGATAATGCTACAGGCCATTACCTCATCGACCTTAATCTTGAATCGCAGCGTATCGCGGGAGGAGAGGCGGGAATGGGTCTTGTAAGCGGACTAAATACTGTGGGCCAAACCGTGCAGGCTCAATTTGATTATAGCAATGGTTTGACTGTCCCTCATATTCTTAATATTTTCGCTGAGCATACTGTTCTCTGTATGCTTGACCTCAACAGTCTTACTTGGTCGATTGCTGTATAAATTAGTAATTAATAATTGTAGTTAATAAATAATATTTTAAAATATAATATTATTTATATATGTGTCTTGCGAATCTGACTGAGACGGGTCTGTTGGCCTTGTGCGGGATGGTAATAGGCTTTATCATCTCTTTTTGTAAAACAGCGGAACAATCGAGATGTAAGAATATAAAATTATGTTGGGGAATTGTGGATTGTGAAAGGCAACCATTATCAGGTGAGACAATATTACAAATGAATGAAGTATCAGAAACACCTAAATTAGAACAAGAAAATTAAACTTGTGTATCGCCATCATTATGAAAATCCGCTTCAACATTATCTCCGCAACATTTAGAAGAACTATTACATCTCATCTTATATAAACGATATGCTAAAACTGAAATGAATAAAGAACATGCTCCTTCAAGTGTATATTTTGTATAATCTTCCATTTATAATATCGTTATATTATATATATAACAATGTCTAAAAATTTATTTAACAGCAATACATTTAATAATAAAAATATCAATAACAGCAATGATGTCGGCGATATAACAATTACCGACGCGACAATTACCGATGCGACGATAGAAACACTTACAAACGCAGAATTACAAGCGGCGACATCAGATATAGACATCATTCAAGAAACTGTCACAAGCACTGGTCAAGTGGTCGCATCATCAAATAATTCTCCACAACTGTTGGTTGAGTATGAGAATCTTACTGGCGGCGACGCTCTTATAAATATTGTAGGAAAGAGGACTGGTAACAATAAAAATACGTCACAATTATATTTTATGAACTATAACCACTTACAGGGAACAACAGCAACATTTGGAGGAATACGAGGTAGAAAGGTCGGTGGTACTGACACAAATGAAGGTGATTTGATATTTGATAACGGGAACGGTCTCGAAATGATACGATTAACAAACGATTATTATGTCAATATAACACCCCCAGTAACAACGAATAAGTTAACATGTCGTGATCTTATTTCACAAGACGCCTCAACAGACACATCAATTGACAATATATTAAGTCAAGTTTACACAACAACTAACGGTTATACGGCATTTGATCAAAATATTGAACTTGGGCGGTCTTCAACGCAATATGGGGTTTATCGACAATATTATATGGGTTTACTTGGTAATGACTCAACTGGCAGCACGAATGTTTTTTGTATAGCTGCTGAAAATAGTGACGGTGGTGATAATCCACATCCAGTTTTTGCTATAAATCAATCAGGTGTAGCGGAATTCGCGGACTCGGTCACAGCAAGATCATTTGTAGATCCAACGGGAGATTTACGAACAGCAATTAATAGTAAGCAAGATACATTAACGATAGACACCGTATTAAGCACATCATCAACAAACCCAGTTCAAAATAAAATAATAACAGCGGCTATCAATGATAAGCAAGATACATTAACGATAGACACCGTATTAAGCACATCATCAACAAACCCAGTTCAAAATAAAATAATAACAGCGGCTATCAATGATAAGCAAGATACATTAACGATAGACACCGCAGTAAATCAAACATCAACACATCTGGTTGAAAATCAAGCTGTATATACTGCCATTAGCGATTTACAACAGGCGGTAGGGTCTGCATTAGATGCCAAACAAGCACGATTTCAAGTTGGTGGGACTACACGATTGTCAATAGACACGACATCAACGCCAAATGTTTTATCAGTAGATACAACGAATCTTGTGGAATTGGGGGACAATTCGCTTGTATTAGGTGGGGGTATTTTTACATATCTATTAAATAATTATAATAAAAAATTAACAATCAAGTCTACTTCAACAAATCAATTAGAGATCACGAGTACCAGTACGCAGCAATATAATATAAATATAAATGATATATTATCGGTCAAATTAGCCACACAAGCTTCTCAAAGTGATCTTGGTTTAGTTACGGGTCAATTATTGGATACTGAAATAGGCAATATAAATTTCCCGACATATACGGCAGAAAGTGGCGGCGGTATTGCTGTCAATAGTTCAAATGAAATTAGTTTAAATTATAACAATATGTCAGATCCGAATACCATCCCAAGAACGACTGTTATTTCAAATTCAAGTACCCCACAACTAACAGTCACTCAACCAAGTAGTAGTCGTGATGCGATTGTAGTTATCGAGGGAAAAAAAACAAGTAATTTAGGAACACCAGCACAATTAAGATTTCAGAACATAAACTCAAATACAGGTGATTCAAGACATTATTTTAGAATTGCTGGGGTTGAAACAGATAATATAAACGGTATCGGTGGAGCGGCATTTTATAACTTTCCACTCGGAACAGATGCTGGCAAAGTTGCAGCATTGACGATGTCTAATAATGGTAATTTCAATATGGGAAACGGTTTAGTATTTCAAGATGATTATAAATTAAAAATCAATGGTGTATTGGATGTTATCAACATCGCAACGATTAATGAAGTTAATAAGAAAATTGTGATGGGAGTTACAAATGCTCTTGGAGCGGCTACGACAAGCAATAGTTACTGTTACATGCAAATGAAAAGCGTTAATATATCTTTTGGCGTGAAGGACGGGGGTACATTTAAAATAAATCACGGAGTTGATCCCGATACGGGTGCAGCGGGGTCACCAGTTCTTACAACATCTGAAACCGATACAACCATCAGCAACAATTTGAATGTGGGCGGAACATCACGTATAGATAATATTTCGTCAAATTCATCAGATATTGTAATTGGAAGAACAAATCAAACGGGATCAGCCACTGCTTCAAATAGTTATTCTTGGGCAGAGTTCAAAACTTCCAAACTCGCATTGGCGGGGCCATATGTCGAGTTAAGACACAGTAGCACGACAAGTTCCACTGGAACAATTGGAATTGAGGTTAAATCCACAGCAACCACTATTAAAAATAATTTAATCGCAGATGGGTCGGCAACTATAGACGATGAACTGACAGCGAAATCTCTTATCACGTCGGGATCAAACACCATTTCGGGAACTGGTAATACGGGAACGTCTTTAAATATTGCAAATGGCTGTGCTCTTTTTCAAGGGGGAACGGGAAACGGACTGACTACAAAAAACGGTGTATTACAAATAAGATCACGTCAAGCAAGTAAATTACAAGATGGAGCGTCGTTTCACCCATCTAATAATGGTAATAACGTTATAAACTTTTGTAATGAAAATGGCAGCACTCGAGGTCGTGTTGATGGTACGGGGGGGTCATCTATTTCTTACAGGACAAGCAGTGACAGACGATTAAAAGAAAATGTTGTTGATATGAATTCTTGTTGGGATTTAATAAAAGAATTAAAACCAAAAAATTATAATTGGATTGAAGATAAAAGAAATGATGTTGGATTTATAGCACAAGAAGTTTATGCTCTTGATGGATTCAAAACAATGAAGCCTGTAAAAGACCCAACCGATCCAGAAAAAAATAAATATTATTGTTGTGATGAAACCAACATGTGTTTCGATGAAGACGGGTATTGCGAAGAACCAGTTATGGAAGACGGCGGCATATACCCCCACGCTTTAGACTACGGAAACTTTACACCGTATTTATGGAAGGCATTACAAGAAGCCATTGCTCGAATTGAGCAACTTGAAACGAAAATTGTGGAAATTGAGCGGCGGGATTGATAAATGATAGTTATTATCATATAATCAAGTCTTTAAATGATAGTTTTAATCATATATTTTAAAATATATGATGGTAATCATCATTTTTCAACGAGATTATATAATAATAACATCATTTATCATCTATATATTACTTTATTAAGAAAAATAACTTAATAAAATAAAACTAAACTAAAAATAAAATATTATAATACTTCATATGGAAAAAGAACTCAAACTAATTATTGGCGAACTTGGAGAATCATCAGCGAAGACTTACGGAAACTCATACAAAAGATTGAGAGTTGTTCTTGAATTAAAAGACAAACGGAAGCCCGTAAAAAAAATGTCCCTTGACAATATCATTGAGAAATTAAATACTGTTGAAAATCCAAACACCAAATATAGCATGTTCGTTGTTATCAAGAAACTATTTTTTAATGAAACAAATAAAGAAAAGTTGAATTCATTTGACCAACAAATCCGAAAGGAAAAACGCCAACATCAGATTAAGAAAAACGGAGTTCTTAAAAAGGAACTCCCGACATACAAGGTTTTAAATGATGCAGTCAAAAAGGAAACTGACCCAATTAAATATTTAATCAATTTTATTATTTTAAAAGTAAATACTCGTATTTCTGATATTGCTTATATCGACCTTCATAAATCCGTTGAGAACGAAGACGGTTTAGCAAAAGATAGAAACCATATTTATATTAAAGATGGTAAGGTTGTATTTATTAGAAATGTTTATAAAACCGCCAAGACTTACGGGCAAAAGAAAAACATTATTGCTGTTAAAAAGTTTGTAGAAATGGTAAAGAAACTTTTAGGAGAAAAAGACAAAACATCATTATTTTCTAAAAAAAACGGTGAGTCAATTGCAGTTGGCGCGATCGGTTCTTATTTCCGCAAATATATGTTATTGGAACTTACAGAAAGTGAGATTATGAAAATTGTTTTGAAACACATTGATGATGCTGGGTCTTACGACATGCTCCGTCGGGTTGCTCAAAATCGTGGGACTTCGGTTGCTACTCTTTTAAAGGAATACGACATTTCATTTGTAAAAGATGAGCCAACAAATGTCATCACACAAAACCAAGATGTTAAACAAGATGTTACTGTTGAGGTTTAATAAATCGGAGGTCGTTAGTTAAGTGATACGAATTAAAGAAATGTTTTTTGTGATTTGGTACTTCTAAACATGTAAATAAAGATTTAACCGTTTTGTATTTTTTCTTTTTATATACCAAATCATTATAGTTTAAAATTGGAATTCGTTTTATTATTTCTTGTTTGTTTGGAAATAATCCAACATAAATGATTTTCTCTCTGTCAAAATATTCATAAAGAATAATTATAAATAGTTTTCCCATATACTATTTATAATTATTTTATTTTCACTTATGACTTAAAAATAATACGGTCATCGCCCGTTGTACTGACTATCATTTCTCTTAACCGGTTTGTGTTTAATCTACTTAAACCAGTTACTCCATATTTAGCTTTTAAAATCTTTCTTAATTCAACATTCGATTTAAAGTTTCTGGGTTTCCTTCCAGCACCTCGCCTCTTTCCACCAGCCGTTAAATCCGACATTTTAACTGACATTGCTGGAACACCAAATGAGGGCATTGGTTTTTGCTGAATTGTTACCGGAGTTTTATCTGGTGGAGTTAAAGGATTTGCTTTAAGGGGGTTTGTATATAATGGTATTAAACCAAGAGGCACTCCACTTTCTTCAATTCTAAACGGTTTTATTGGAGCGTCTGGTGGCGGCGGCTGTCCATATACACTCGCATCAGTTATTTCCGACATTACTTCATCTGTGAAATCTTCCGATGGATTGCTTACTCTTCCTAAATCAACGGTGGCTCTTGGATATGCAACATTTTGTCCAAAATTAGTCTGTGCCTCTTGACGGTATGCGGTGAGGTCACCACGCAATCGTTTTAATTCTGTTGTCTGAATACCTATATAATTACGGAGCATGTTATCAGCCTTTGTTTGATTATCGTGTGTGTATCGTGGAAATGGGACTGGAAATGGCGGAGTATATAGGGGGATCTGATACGGTTGAGGCTGAGGGTTATATGATGGGTTCTTCGTACCCGACTTTTTTTTTACAACCTTTTTCCGTTTCTTCTTCGGTAGTTCCCCGATTATCACTTTCACTATTTGTTGAACTGTCTGCTTCTGAGATACTTTCTTTCGAGATACTTTCTTTCTTGCCATCTGTATATATAATGTTAGATAAACTATCAGTCATTTTAATAGATTCTCGCTTCACTCTTAAAGGTGCTATTCGTGCATCTTCTAATTTCTTCTCTTCACATTCCCAGAGCATTTGAATAACACTTTCATCAAAACCGTGATATTTTTCGGCAAACTTCTCATATGGAAGGAAATGTGGATCTAATTTATTCATATCAACAACCGGGTCTTCTTCATAAGCATTATTGAACTGTGACACAAAAAGGTTTATCTCATCTTGTGTCCAATCTCGCCCATCATCATATATTGTTTCATTTACAATATTTAAACAGGTATTATTTAGTATTTCAAAATCTTTTTCGCTTTTTGGCAGATTTTTTATATTATCCATTATATATAATGGCGAAGAAAAAAATTGTTAGATTCCCGATTGAAAAACTTTCCGAAAAAGAAACAATTATTGAAATTGAGGATTCGTCGAGCGAAGAAGAGTTTGAAGTTGAAGTGCCTCCACCTTCTAAATTAACAAAATCAGTTACTAAACAAAAACGAGTCAGAACTCCAGCTCAACTTGCGAATGACCAACGGTTACGAGATTTAGCAAAAGCAAGAAAAGCAAAAAAAGATGATTTATCACTTGACACAACTTTATATAAAGGTACACCAATTAAAAAAACTCCTAAAACAGAACACGAGGAAACTCAAGATCCGGATGACAAACCGATGACAATGAAACAGATGAAGGAGTTTATGCAAAATCAAAAGCATGCTGAACCAGTTGTTGTTAAACCTAAAAGGAAATATAATAAAATAATAAAAGAAGTCGTAGCACCGACACAAGCACCAACACCAACACCAACACCAACACCAACACCAACTCCAACTCCATCACCTCAACCCCCACCGATGATGTTTGTTTAATATATGAAGATAATTCTTATTTTCTCTCCAGAATATATATATGAAGATAACAGAGATTGAAAATAAAGACTTGAAGATCAATAAAGTTGATATGATGTGCGACAAATGTATTCAAGATAAAAAAGGGAGAACCATATCTGAACCATTAATGAAATCCGCTCATTTTTATATTATTTCTGGTGCTTCTGGCTCTGGAAAAACAAATCTGTTAATTAATCTTTTAAAAAGTAATAAAATGACTGCTGACAAGAAACATAAATTATCATATAGTCGCATGTTCGATAATGTTATTTTTGTATCGCCATCAGCCTCAACAATTAAAGACTCACCGTTGGAAAAGATAGCAGATGATCAAAAGTTCACTGAATTAAATGAAGAAGTTTTTGATTTAGTGGAAGAAACGACAGAAGATGGTATTGAGAATGATTTTCATACTCTGTTAGTTTTAGACGATGTATCTTCTCAATTGAGAACCCGGGATAATGAAAAACCACTAAATCAATTAATTAAAAATCGTCGTCATAAAAACTTAAGCATCTGGATTGTTGGTCATAAAACAACTGATTTGTCACCCGCTTTAAGATCCAATGCAAATCTTATTATGTTATTTAAACCAAAAACAATGAAAGAAATTAATGCTCTACAGGACGAATATATGCTTATGGGAAAGAAACAAGCCGATGAGGTAATGGCTGCCGCATTTAAGGATAGATACGATTTTATGATTATAGACACAAGTTTAAGGAAATCTGCTGATTTTCTCTTTTATAGAAACTTTAATCAATTAATTATT